GCCTGAGTTATCAATAACTGAAGGATCGGCAAGAGTTGCGCCACCAAAAGTTACAGCTTGGCGGTTCCCCGTGTAGTCTGAGTACTCAGTCCAGCCTGCATGAGAGGCTAAAGTGTCGGCTGCAGCAATGGTTGTACCTGAGCCGGGACCAGTAATTAGACCTAGATACCAAGCTGCGGTGTAGGCAGATCCAGAGAAGTACTGGTTATTCATGTATTCAAGACCTTCGTTAACAACCAGATTTGGGTTCTTTTCTTCCCATTTCAGCTTGCCATCTTGACCAAAACATTGGATCGTGAATACACCGGCTCCACCAGCGGCAGAAACTGTTGCTCCGCTCAGTAGAACGCTTGCGCCTACTTTGTCTACAGAAACTGCTTTATTTGAAATCATTTGAAACTCCTTTAGGAAAGTCTAATAATTGCTGAAGTATTGGAAGCGGCTGGAAACTCTACTTGGAATACTGTAGTCGAGATCTTGTCCGAACCAAAGTCTAAAACACAAACCGCTGCACCACCAACCTTATAAATAAGCGCTCCACGCGCGGTCAATGCACTTGTCCATGAGGTATTGGTGAAGGTAATAAATGCAGTCCCATCCAGTATGCTCAGGGTTGGAGATAGTACATTGCCACCGGCAGTATACCCACTTGCCACAACCTCTCCAGATGCTGTGTAAGCAGCGGTATCCTGATCAAGAGTTGCCGCATTGGTATACAGTGCTATCTTAAATACGTTTGTTGTGCCAACACCAAAATCGAAGTTCCCATCAAGAACTCCTGATTTAAATACGTCACAGGTAAAGTTTCCAGTAAATGGCATTATTTAACCGGTATCCGTACTTGCCCAGACCTGTAGGCATCCTGTCTTTCCATTCCATCACCCAGACGTTTAGCTAGTGCCAATGCTTCATTATATCGAGAAACATAATTTTCCATAACGTCTTTGTCTGACTTCATGAACGCTGCTGCTTCTAGCATCGCGCCATAAAGCAAGACTGTATCAAAGTTATCCCCAAGCCATGTTGTAGTGGCAGTAACGATTGACTCAGGGTAGTAATAATAATGAAGCTCTACGTCATACGCCAAGTCAGGGGTTGGTCCAAGAAGAAAGCTCAACTCATTTGTTACAATAGCTGGATTCGTATTCGTTGTTGTGGGTCCAAATAGAGCGTAGTACTCCGGCTTTCCAGTATCAGTCTTAACAGGGTAAGCAGCTCGTATAAAATTAACATCCTTGTTAAGCAAGAAATCATACGCATCAGTTACTGTGTCTATAACAGCCATTGAGTAAACTGCCAGAAAATCTGACGGAGCTGACAGATATTGATTATTAGCAGTTAATACCCCAGTGACGTTCTTCCGTATGGAAGGGAACTGAACGCTGTTATATATCCGCTGCTCTGCTTGATCAATAAATGTATTGATCTGCTCAACAGACGTAAAGCTACCGACTGTTTGTGGAAACTCATTCTCACAATATGCCTTAATCGTCTGCGACAGTTCCGTGTAATTCATTAGCCCATCTTCTTCGAGTGACCAGTGCCTTTGGTAGCGGCTCCAGTACCACGGGTCTTCTGGGTCTGTGTGTTAGGGATATTGTTTGGATATCCGTTATTACCCAGATCCTTTTCTGATAGCCCAGTAATCGGCTTTGGCTGACTAGGGTTAACGCTAGATGCTTTTTCTGGAATAGCCATTATTTGCTCCCAGAGTTCTTATACTTGAACGAAGAGACCTTTTGATTAGCAACCTTAGCCAATCCACGACCCAAATCTTTCATTTGCAGGTTGGTCTTTCCGCCTTTGCTGAATTTCTTAACTGCGGTTCCTGCCGAAGGCTTACCGGCTGCGATTATAATCTTCATGTTAACTCCTAAGTTGTAACTACTGTTACTGTTCCTAGCTGGAATGATAAAGCTAGATAGTTTGGTGTTAGCCCTACATCGTTTGCTCTAGAACCTCCAACAGGAGCATAGCCCCACTGGATAATTCTACTTCCGCCTTCAGGATAGCCGTTTTCATCAACAGCCGTACCAGATCCGTTAACCAATTGTAACCCGCTATTACCAGACTGCAAATAGCTTAAATCCTTTCTAGGATTCCTTACAGCTTGCGGATCGTCAATTGGATACATCCCCAGTTGTAACTGAGGTTGATCCGGTTCCCAGCATTCAGGACAAACAATTATATTAACTTGCTTTGTCTTGATGATCAAAGCCTTTAGCTGTGTTAGCTTGAACCTAAATCCGCATCGATCACACTCTGCAATCGAGTTCTTGGCGGACGCAAACCTATTACCCACAAATATAAGCCCTGCGAGGGACAAATCTCACTGGAGACTTGTCTCTATCTTCTTCAGCAGCAAACTTCCACTGTTCCTCATACTGGTCCTTTAGGGACTGTATGCGGTCTGGAGCTATCTTAACGGCGAGGTAGTATGCCAAACCAGCAATCAGGCAGGTAAGGAACCTAAAGGGTATGTCTTGGGTGTTAATACCGTTGCCTGCGTCTTGTATCCTGCGTAAGCGCCAGTAGACGAACGTGTAGTAATCGCTCTGATCTGGGGCTGGATATACATAGATCTGCGGATGGTCCACCCCCGTAGTAGGGTCTGTGCCTTCTGGTCTGCCACCTATTGGGTAGGTGGCTCCTGACTGGCGATTAACCCATAATTGAATAGGACGACCAGTTGAGTTCTTGTTAGGGATGGTTGCGTATGTAGATACGCTAATCCGGGTTATAGACAAGTCCTGCTGACTTGAACCCGTTCCTACCCTTGTTACATGTTCTAGAAGATCTATCGTATCAACAGGCAGATTGTATGAGACCTGATTAAGAACTAGCGGTATCTCACCTTCTTCAATCGTCCACAGGTTTATCCCACGGTTAGCCCATTCGACCGTCAGGAGGTTTAAACTGCGTCTTGCTGTACGGATATCATAACCAGTGCGTAGCTCTGCCCCGCAGCGCTCAAACGCTTCCTCAATGATGTTAGTGAGGTCTAGGTTAGATGATGCTGTGCCTGATGTGGTCATTTAGCATTTCCATGCCCGAAGGCTTTTGTTTATGCGGCTATTGGGATCATTTGCCGTCTTAGCGGATGTAAGCTTCTTTTTCATTCCTGACATTCTGGCACAGAATGACTTCTTGCGGCTTCCACCTTCTGGCTGCGGAGCCTTCAACCCGGGCTTGTCTGGGTTGGCTGCGTTATATGAAGCCCTGCCTTTGGCATTCAACCCGCCAGATTTTGATTTACCTTCAGCTCTAGTCCAAGCAGGAGTCTTAGCCATCGAATCTCTACAATAAATTACTTCTGCTTCCCAATTGGCTTCTTAACATAAAGCTCTCTGAAGCGCTCCGCCTCAATAGACTTCATGTCTCTGCGTTCTTCTGTTGCCCGTATTATCCAATCAAACACGTTGCCGCATTCTTTTCGGTACTCAGCCCACTTGATCACTTAGCTTTAGGCTGCTTTCCTATAGCCCCGCCGTGTTTATACAGCGTGACAGGCTCAGTGCCGTCACGCTTCTTGATCTTACGGATCTTAGCTGGGTTAACAATACCCATCCCACGGCTTGGCAGCATTAGATAACCCGTCCACCCTTGTTAAGCAACTTGCCTTTGGTACGACCGCGTTGAGCAATACCATCTGCTGAACGAGTGAAGCCACCAGCTCTAAGACCGGCGTGGGCTTTGGAGGCAGGTTTGGCGGCGTGTTCAGCCAAGGCTTTGGACATACCGCCAGCAGCCATCTTAACCACTTTAGGATCTGTACGACCTCTGACAGCTACGCCATCAGCACGTTTAGACACTGACCCACCACTCTTCATGCCCGGAGGCATCATTGGAGGAGCCATAGGGGGAGCCATAGGAGCAGCCCCCATCTTTGCGTCCAGTATCTTGCTGGCTAACTTAGCAACGGTCTTTTTATCTACCGCGCTTTTACGCTTAATTGGAAATCCTGACATTCCGCCTTTAGCCATTTTCTTATCTCCTGTAGTTTCACTCTTTGCATAATCAGCAGGTGAGATCTTGCCAGATCTGATCTTCTCAGCAGTCTGACGAGCGCCCCTCTCCTCACCCTTGTGTCCTTCTGACTTCTCTCCCCGTGCAAACTGAGCCGGGGTTATCTTCCTTTTGGCTACAGCTTTAGCTTCGCCAAACTCTTCGTTATAACTCTCTTTACCACTGAATAATTTACCCATCATCCCACCCTCTTTAGCTCGTCTAGCTTCGCTCAAAGAAATAGCTATAGCTTGCCTCGGATTGGTCACCTTCTGTCCTGATGAGGACTTGAGTGACCCCTTTTTAAACTCCTTCATTACTATAGCTATCTTATCCTTTTTCATTAGCATTTACTTATTAGTAATTAGACGTTGGGTTGCCACCCTTGCCGCCAGCAGGGTTTGCGCTTGCCAATGAACTAACTGGAGTCCCATTTGAATTCATTAGAGGCATATATCCACCCGGAGCGCCTCCGGGGATATTCTGACCAATAGCATAAGGAGCGCCGGGAGCGCCCTGCACATAAGGAGTTCCACCCTTCACTAAAGCTGCTTGGAATGGGTTTAACTGACCCAAAGCCGCCGCACCAGCACTAGATGCTTGAGTATTTAGTGCTGGAGTTGCCCCATTATTAAAACTCCTGATTGGGTCTCCAAAGCCAGTGTAAGCGTCAGCCGGACGGGGCATTTGCTGAGCTGAGGCTACTGGGCTTCCGCCCTTGCCACCTGCTGGCGCACTTGGCTGAACGGCTACAGGCTGCTGACCACTCAGAAGGTTGTTCATAAATGCTGCTTGCTGCGCCCCTTGCTGCTGACCATACTGACCTTGACCCCTTAGCTGGTCCATCTGGCGCTCATATCCGCCTCTGTTCTGGGGCATAAAGCCCCGACCAAACCTGCCATATTGCGGCTGTTGAAACTGCTGCGGCTGATTGCCCGGAGCGTTTAAACTCTGATCTGCATATACTGGACCTTGAGCAGGCTGCGCTACTGGCTGAGGCTGCTGAAATCTTTGTGGAAAGCGGTTAAACATCTGCTGCTGCGGCGTATTGTTCTGTCCATATGTTTGCATGAACGGATTGAATTGAGGCTGCTGAGGAGCTACAGGAGCGACCGCAGGTGTGGCTACAGGCGCAGGCGTGGCTGCAGGAGTCTTGGTATTCGTCCCGTAGTAAGGATCTGGGTCATATGGAGCCAGAGGAGCCGGAGAGGCTACAGGGGCTGCAGGGGCTTGAGTAG